GTGGCCGAAGCTCGACGCCGTGCGCCAGGTCGTCCTCGTCGCCATGGCCTTCCAGATGGGGGTGGCTGGTGTGCTCGGCTTCCACAGGATGCTCGCCGCCGTGGCGGAGCAGCGCTGGCAAAACGCTGGCTTCGAGATGCTCGAGAGCAAGTGGGCGCGGCAAACACGCGGCCGCTCACACCGGATGTCGCGTGCCATGATCTCGGGCGCCGTCGAGGCGTTCGACCTGTAGGAGGGATCGATGAACAGCCTCATTCGGAGGATGGTTCGTGCCGTCGGCATGCGATTCGTCACTTCCAAGGTGCGTGACGCTGCCGAGGGGCGCCTCGGGCCGAGGTGGCAGGCCGCCTATTGGTGGCTCGCTGGCAGGAAGCGCGCGTTCTCGACTGGGCTCGCGATCGGGGCGGGCGCGGCGTACGGGCTCGGATACCCGACGGTCGCGGCCGTTTTCGGCACGATCGCGACGCTCGGCATGTCGCTCGGCTTCGTCGACGCCAACTGGCGCAGCGAGGAGGAGTCGAGCTGGCTGAAGGACTCGGCTATCTGGAAGTTCCTGGCCAAGCACTCGCCGACAATCACGGCGGCGGCGCTCGCGGGTGTGGGCTGGCTCGAGGGCGCGGGCTGCACGCTCGGCGACTGGTGCCTGTACCTCAAGGTGGTCCTCTCGGTAGTGATGGCCGTTTTCGTGCAGATCGGCGTTGTGGACGCGGCGTGGAATGCGCCGGCCCCGGCCCCGACGATTGGTGAGCCGCAGCCTCCACAGCCTTGAACGCCGAGGAAGAACTCGACCGCAAGGCGGCCGTCGCTCCGCTCCTGAGCCCGGCCGCCCTCGCGACCACGCTCAGCCGGCAGGACACCGACCCGTGGTTCGCGTTCCCCCACCACCGGCTGCTCTCTCGCGAGCTCGTGGCGCTCCAAGCCCGCATGCCAGGGGCCCGTCGGCACCTGATGGTCACGATGCCGCCGCGCCACGGGAAGAGCGAGCTCTGCTCGCACTGGTTCCCTGTCTGGAACTACGCGCTCGACCCGACGTGCAAGATCATCCTCTGCTCGCACTCCCAGGAGCTCGCGACGAAGTTCAGCCGGTCCGTCCGGAAGACGATCCGGGAGCACTACCCGATGATCGGCACCAGGATGCTCGAGGACTCGCGGGCCGCGCACCGCTGGGAGACGAGCGAGGGCGGCGAGATGTTCGCGGCCGGCATCGGTGGCGGCATCGCCGGCCGCGGCGCGAACGTGCTCATCCTCGACGACCCGGTCAAGGACGCGGAGGCGGCTAACTCGCAGCAGATCCGGCAGAACACGTGGGACTGGTGGGAAACGACCTTCCTTTCACGCCGCGCGCCCAACGCGATCATCGTGCTCATCATGACGCGGTGGCACGAGGACGATCTCGCCGGTCGCCTGCTCAAGAAGGAGCCGGAGCTCTGGCAGGTCCTGAACCTGCCGGCGCTCGCCGAAGAGGACGATGCCCTCGGCCGGACGGTCGGCGAGGCCCTCTGGCCGATGGACATGAACGGGGAGGTGAAGGAGGACTTCGACGAGGCTGGCCTCGCGCTCACGAAGCGCCGCGGGCCGCAGGCCTTCCGCGCGCTCTACCAGCAAGACCCGGTCGGCGTCGAGGGTCTCGGTATCCAGCGTTCCTGGTGGCGCTGGTACGACGAGGCGCCCGCCAAGATCGCTGAGCAGTGCGACGAGATCCTCCAGAGCTGGGACACCACGTTCAAGGACACCGACAGCTCCGACTACGTCGGCGGGCTCGTGCTCGGCCGCCTCGGGCACCGCGTCTTCCTGCTCGACGGACTGCGCGAGCACATGAACGCTCCGAACACGATGCGTGCGATTCGCGGCATGCGGCAGAAGTGGCCGATGGCGAAGAGGATCCTCATCGAGGAGTCGGCGAACGGGCCGGCCATCATCCAGATGCTCGAGTCGGAGCTCTCGGGGATCGTTCCTGTACGCGCCAAGGGGTCGAAGACGGTGCGCCTGCACTGGGGCGTTTCGTCGGTCGCGGGCTTCATCGAGGACGGCAACGTCTTCCTCCCGAGGACGCACGCGAAGCACGCCGAGAGCGGGCGGTGCTACGTGGAGGTGGCGAACGAGCTCGTGGCCGAGGGCGCGGCCTTTCCTCACGGCGCGAACGACGACCTGGTCGACGCTTGCGTGCAGGGAGTATCCTTCCTCATCCCCAAGGGCTGGGCCGCCCTTCGGAAATGGGGGCGCGAGGTGGCCGAGGAACAGGCGGCTAGCGTCGGCTTCGTCCAGCAGCACAACATCGCGCTGCGCAAGGCAGTCCGGGACAAGGTTGCGCTCCAGGTCAAGAACAAGGAGGTCGGGTCGGACATGCCCGGCTGGAACTGAGAAAGGCACACCTCATGGACAACAGGCTTCATCGCGTGGTCATGCCCGGCGTCGCCGGCGGCGCGCCGGTGACAGTGCAGCGCTTCAACGACACCCAGACCCAGGCGGCCGTCGAGGCCGCGCTCGCCAACCTGAAGGCCAACAGCGCGATTCTCGACGTGCGGATCAACAACGAGGATGGGGTGCGCGGGGTCGTGGCCGCCAAGCTCGGGGGGCGCTGGTCCGTGGGCCTGATCGGCGAGCTCGACCGCCAGAAGGACTGGGCGGCCGGGGTCCGCGTCGGCTTCTCCTGGTAGGCATGGGCAGCAACCCCGTCATCCAGACGGCCGAGACCGAGGTCCTGACGCCGAGCGAGATGCTGCAGCTTGTCGAGGACTGGACGGGCGGGTGCCAGAGCGCGCCCGGGAACGCGGACGTGATCGAGGCACTGCTCGAGGTAGGTGTCGAGCGTAGCCGCCTCGTACTGCTCGCCCACGCTATCGCGAGGGGTGCATGGACCCGGTACGCCGTGGCCGCCCTGATCCTCGAGCTGTTACGCGCTGGCAGGGTCCGCGCGGCCATCGCCCGCCACGGCAAGCTCCACCACGGGCTGACGCTTCTCCAGGCCCGGCAAGACCTGCGCGCTCTTCACGCGGAGGCGCGCGAGATCGCGCAGCGCGAGGTTCTCTTGACGGTTGGCAAGAAGGGGGCCACCATAGGCCCCGAGCGAAGGAAGATCGAGTCTTGAACCTCCTGTCCTGTCGTGGCTGCGAAGCGAAGAACGCCGAGATCCTGAGGCTCGAGGCTCGCCTCAAGTGGTTCGAGGACCAGATCGACAGGCAGAACAAGCGCCTGCTCGAGATAGCGGACCCGCGCATCAACGAGCGCTTGGTCCAAGCCGACCGGCTCGATCGCAAGCCGGTCACCGCCGCGCCGAGGGCCGCCCCCGCCGCGCCGCTACTCCCTGGCACGGAGCCTGCGCCGGAATCGCCATGGGAGGTAGACGCGGAGTCCTAAAACGTGCGCGACTGGGAGCGAAACGCACTCCCCACCCTCAACTCGAGCCAAGACGACGTCAAGACGTACATCCAGAGGGTCGTCAACCCGCTCTCGCCGCGGCGCCGGTGGATCACGCAGCGAGCGGCGATCAACGCCTGGATGTATCACGGCCGGCAGTGGATAGAATCCGTAGGCGGGCTCGCCGCGGGCCTGGGCGCTTACCACTTCCGCGAGGTCCACAAGTCGAGCCTCGCCGCGTACAAGCGGCCCGTCACCAACATCATCGCGCCGGCCGTCGACAACGAGGTCGCGCGGCTCACGAAGAAGGAATACGTCCCCGAGGCAGCGGCGAGCCGGAACGAGCCTGACTGGATCGCCGCGGCCGCGCTCGCCAAGGACATCGTCACGTGGGACATGGCCCAGACCGCCTGGGCCGACAAGCGCGAGCAGGTGGCCTTCAACCTCTGCATCGACGAGACGGCGATCGTGCGGTCTTTCTGGGACGAGCTCGTGACCGACCTGGTGGCGGTGGCTTCCATGGATGCGGTCGTCTGCTCGAGCTGCGAGAAGAAACTCGCGAGCCCGGTGCTTCCAGCCTCGATGGTCGAATCCGGGATCCCGATCGCCAAGGGCGGCTTCATGCCCTTCATGAACCAGGAATCGGTCGAGGAGATGCCCTTCGAGCAAGGCCGCCCGCATGCGGTCCGTGCGAAGGCTTGTCCCTTCTGCGGGAACGGCCAGCTCAAGCCGTACGCGCCGGGAGAGGACGAGGTCGAGGCTTCGATGCAGCCAGAGTCTCCCATGGCCGACGCGCTCGGCAACCCGCTCGGGCGCATGCTGCCGCGCGGCAAGACGGGAATCGAGGTCGTCTCACTCCACAACTTCTACCCCGAGAACGGCGGGATTGGCGTCGAGCCCTACGACTGCAAGGTCTGGCATCAGAAGACGCCGATGGCGATCGAGGATGTCGTCCAGCGCTGGCCACAGTTCGAGCCGACGATCCAGCCCGACGACCCCCAGAAGATCCTCCGGCTCAACCCGCTCTACTCGGATCCCGCGCTCGTGATGCAGGGGCTTCCATTTGGTCTCGGGGCGCACGGCATGGACGCGTACCAGAACCACGTCCTCGTGGACGAGATTGTGGTCAGCCGGCAGGCCCGAAAAGGCCTGGAGCTCGGGGCGCACTTCATCCAGGTGAACGACCACCTCATCTCGCGGCCGCTCTGCGTCGAGGTCGATGCGGAAGGCGGCCGGGAGTTCGTTCCGAAGGTGCGCTACCACGTTGTCAGGGCGAAACGCGTGCCGGGCATGTTCTGGGGCCGCGGGCCGTGTTCGGATGGTGTCCCGCTGCAACGGCGGCTCAACGAGCTCGATGCCCAGGTGATCGACCTGCGCGAGCGCGGGAAGCCGATGATGTGGATCCCGCAGAAGGATGTCGAGCTCTACTTCCGGGAGGACACGAAGGGCTCGCTGCAGGTGATGGAGTACGAGGGGCCCTCCGGCTGGTCGCCGAGGGACGGGATCTTCCCCGGGACCCCGATGACCGGCAACCCCTACATGACCGAGCGCGCGCAGATCATCAGCGACTTCCAGTTCATCTGGGGCCCTCAGGACATCGAACTCGGGCGCGGCGCCGGCGGGATCAAGACGACCTCGGGCATGATGCTGGCGCAGGAACAGGCCGGCACGAAGCGCGAGCCGCGCGAGCGTAGCCTCGCTGCCCTCTACGAGGGGGTCTTCCAGCACGTGCTCGACATGCAGAAGACGTTCCAGCAGGACGAGCAGAAGTACCAGATCACGTCGGACTCGGGGATCCACGAGGTCAAGAGCTACGAATCGAAGCAGCTCGTGGGCACGATCAAGGTGAAGATGAAGGCTGCGGCCGGCTACGACCAGGCGCTCTACGACAAGGAGGCGGTCTCCGAGGCGATCGGGATGGGTCTGTACCGCCTCGAGAGCCCGGTCGACGTCCAGCAGGCGCTCAAGCTCATGCGCCTGCCGCAGTCCGTGAACGAGGGGCACCAGGTCCAGATCAAGCGCGCCGAGATGGCCTGGTCGGACTTCGTGCGCGACGGGACGGTGCCGTTCCTCGACGAAGGCCTCTACGACCCGATGGTCTGGTATCCGATCTTCCAGAAGCGCTGGCTCGGGGACGAGAGCCTCGTCATGCAGCGCGCGGTCGAGTTCGACGCCGTCTGGGCGCGCCTCGCTGGCTGGCAAGAGGTACTCGAACAGGCAGAAGCCGAAGACGCTGTTCTCCGGCAGCTCTACGAGGCGCAGCCGCCCGAGCAGTGGGGGACGCTCTATCAGCAGGCCCTGGGACTCTACGAGACGGCGATTGCGCAGAGTCGCGCGACCGGCCTCCTTCCGGCCGTGGGGCCTCCGCCGCCCGAGTCTGGACTCGCTCAGCCGCCCCCGCCGCCCCCGGATCCGGACGTGGGATTCCTGCCGAAACAGCGCGAGTTGCGCATCTACACGATCTGGCAGCGCATGCTCGGGCCGTTGCTGCAGGATGCTCTTCTCGCTGCGGAGGTCTCTGACGAGCTCGGCGTGAACGTGAACGAGGACGCGACGCGGGTCCGCGAGTTGCAGGACCTGCTCAAGATGCGTGCGGTCATCGAGGCGCTCAGGTTTATGCTTGAGGCGCAGTTCGCGCCACCGCCCGCAGCAGCGCCCGGAGTCCCGGCGCCTGGCGGTGGTGGCGGGGCTCCGAGCGGGGCCCCTGGCGGCGGGGCCGGTCCCGCATAGGGGGGGAGAGGGAGATGCCTCACAGCGCGAAGTACGACTACGGCGACAAGACCTATCGCGAGCACAGGGCGGGCGACGGCGAGCGCATCCCGCCGAAGGGCCAGCGTTCCGGCTACAACGTCTACGAGAAGAACGAGACGGTGGTCGAGGACAACGTGCTCAAGCCCGGCCCGGTTCTCTCGAAGGCGATGACGGGCAACTTCAAGAAGGGCAAGCGGCCGAAGGGCGTGATGTCGGCGTCGGGCGTGGCAGAGGCGCTCGCGAAGGCCTGGCACCCCTGAGGCAGGAGGTAGGCGATGCCCAAGTGGATGGAGCGAATTGAAAAGGGAATGCGCGAGGGCGGAGTCGACGAACCCTACGCCCTCATGAACTCGATGGGCATCAAGAAGGGCTCGAAGACGGTGGTCGGCAAGGAAGAGGCTCACCGCCGGATGAGCTCCTACGGGCGGCGCCAGACACGCAAGCGCAAGCTCAGCGCTGGTGAGGCCGGCGACGCGATGGCGGATTCCAAGAGGGGGTGAGCCGTGGCGCAGGGTGTCAAGAAGTACCGTCGTCCGGACGGTTCCACCTACGAGCAGTACGGCGGGCCGAAGAGCGCGCAGGACGTCGAGGTCGCTGAGAAGAAGCCGACTCCGGCCGCGTCGCCTTCGCCGAGCCCCTCTCCGGGTCCGACGGTGCGTCAGACCTCGAGCGGCAAGGGCGCGAGTGACGTCTACAAACGCCAGGCGCAAGAGGCCGCCGACGAAGCCGTGAGTACGGCCGAGATCACGGAGAAGATCGCCCCGTGGTTGGGAAAGAAGGCCGAGCAGCAGGAAGGTGGGCTCGGTGGGCGGGCCGCGCGCGAAGCACAGAAGCGCTCGGACTTGCCGGCGGACAAGGCCGGCGACGCCGTCGCCGAGGACGCCGAGAAGAAGAAGAAGAAGAACCCGAAGGGAGGCTACTGATGTCCGCAGACGCCCCGGCCGCCGACGCCAAGGACCCGCTCGAGACCGAGACGATGGGCCCGCCCCGAGACGCCTTCGACGAAGACCCGGCGCCGACTCCGGCACCCTTCGACTGGTCGCCGCTCTACGACAAGATCCTGGTCCGGCGCGAGAAGCCGAAGGAGACGTACGACGCCGCTGGCATGGTCGCCGTCGCCGAGACGCACCAGCAGGCGCAGAACCGCGGCACCGTGATCGCCGTCGGCCCGGGGCGGCTCAACCCCAACTACGGGACCACGATCCCGCTCACCGTGCACGTCGGGATGGAGGTCCTCTTCGGGAAGCATTCCGGCACGGACATGGAGGACGCTCCCGACCTGGTGCTGCTGCGCGAGGACGAGTTGCTCGCGTACCGGATGCCGTCGCGCGACTGAGCGCGGCCGCGAAAGGAGAAGGCCATGAAGATGCTGCGCTTCGTCACGGCGCTCGGGCTGGTGCTGGTCCTCGCGGGCGCGGCGACGGCCCAAGGCCCCGCGAGGGACGGACAACTCGCGTTGCTCTACAACGTCGACGCGACCGCCCTCACGTACTGCACGCTCCGGAACGGGCCGTTCAACGAGCCGAGCCAGATCGTGCCGCGCATCAAGACGACGGGCTCGTCGACCACCGTGACCGAGTTCACGGCGAGCACCAACCCCTTCTCGAACGTGGTGGTCGGCGACGTCCTCGTCATCCTCACGCCCACCGCCACGGCGCCGGATGCGACGACGGTCGTCGCCGTCACGGCGAAGGCCTCGGCCGCTTCGATCACGGTCGACCAGGCGATCAACCTCGCCGACGCTGCCGGCCACAAGTTCAGCTTCTACCACCACGTTTGCGGCACGACCGACGCTGACGGCTGGTTCTCGGCTGGCGCGGCCGCCTCGCGCGTCGCACTCACCGTCCAGTACGACCAAGGCGACCTCGGCGAGCTCGTGGTCCGTTTCGAGGCGAAGGCGGCCGGCGCTGCCGCCCTCCCGGTCGTGCTCTACCCTGGCGGCGGCTCCGACTGCGGTGCGCTCGGCTTCTCGCTCTCGACGGACCGCTGTTCCGCGACGACTCCGGGAGTGCTCGCGCGTCTGTCGGTGCTCGACGAGGGCCCGGCGTATGCCTTCTATCGAGTGGGCTTTGCCTACGTCACGTCGGACGCCTCTGACGCCACGACGACCCGGGAGAAGCTGACGATCAAGGTCGCGGTCAGGTAAAGGGAGGACCCATGCTCCGAACGGTCGCCGTTTTGCTGTTGTTCGCCGCCACGGCTGCGGCGCAGGTGTCGACGCGTCCGCCGGGCGCGGATGGCGGCACCGCCTTCACGGGCGGCACGATCACCACACCGATCTTGG